GGAAAAGGAATATTTAGGTTTGTTGGAGCTTAAAAGAAATAATAAAGGAGGATGTTAAATGCCTGAAAAGCTCGATCGTTGTGTACAAAAAGTAATGCGGAAAGGTTATACTAAATCTCAAGCTTATGCTATTTGAGCTAAATCAACCGGTTGGGTCAGGGGACCCGGCGGTAAATGGGTAAAAAAGAAAAGGAAAAGGAGTAAGAAAAAATGACCTCTGAAACTATTGCCTATCTTTTAATAGCAGGGGCAATAGGTATTTTGTTTAAAATAGTTTGGGATTGGTTTCTTAGTTTAAAAAAATCAAATTCAAATTCAATCCGCGAAATCTGTAGACAAAGGTTTGAAATGTATGAAGAGGAATTTTATAAAATCCACGATAGACTGGAAAAATTGGAACAGAGATTGGAAATAGCTTTAGATAGACTTAATAACAAAATCGACGAAAAATTTGAGTTAATCATCAAAATATTAACTAAAGGAAATTTTTAAGGAGACGAAGATGTTTAAATATTTAAAACAATTTGGATGGCATTGGGTGATCATAGGATTGGGGGTATTTTTCTTTATCACTGGGATGATTGGAATATTTTACGAGCCTTTTCAGTTTGTGTTTAAAAAAGTTTTCTTAGTTTGCTTATGGTATTCACTTAGTTATATCATGAGAAAGCTTAGGATAGGAGGAATTGATTGGTCAGATGAAAAGGATAAGAAGATTTACTATTACATATTGCTTATTGGCTCTGCAATTATTTTTGCTTTTAGTTGATATGGCTAATGCAGATTGCAAAAAATTACTACCCAAAATAAAACAAGCCTCAGATTTTATTTTGGGAATTAATTATCCATATTGGTATAATGTTGGACAAATCGAAACAGAAAGTAATTGCACATGGAAAACTTCTTTAGATGGATGGGGTTCAATAGGTTATGCACAATTAACAGAAAAGTTTTTACCATGGCTAAAAGAGAAATTCCCAAATTGGAAAATTCAAGGACATATAGATCATTTTATGGCTCAAGCTTATTTGATTAAACAATTACTCCATCAAGCTTATTGCCAAAAACTTTGGAATGTTTATCAGTGTTATAATAGATCTTGTTGGAAAGTCAATAGAGAAGCCCAAAACGCAGAATGTGAATGGAGAAAAGCTTTTGGGCTTTGTGAGGAGAAATATGCTGAAAATATTTGCGTATGGAAACAAGGAAATAAATGTTTGCAATGGCGAACAAGTTGTGACATAAATTATAACTATGGATACAAGGTTTGGAGAAATGGTATCAAATATCGTGAAGGAATTATTGAAAAAACTTATCGATACTGGTAAGCCTAAATGGCTCTTGATTTTGCTTTTGATTTTTATTTTTGGATTGATTTATCTTCTATGGCATAATTACGGAGGAAATAAGATTTTAAAACAAACTATCCATCAGCAAGAACAAATGCTTAAACAAAAAGATGAGCAAATTCAAAGCTTACAAGATCAATTGCAGCTTCTGAAAAAAGAACAAATGGAATTGGAAAGAAAAATAAGAATTTTAAAAGAAAAACAAAAACAGATTCCTAAACCACAAACCACAGAGGAAATAATAAAAGCTTTTAAGGAATTAGGATATGAAGCGGTGGTTAAGTAGTTTAGTAATTTTAGTCTTTTTGGTAAGTCACGCTTATGCAGATATTTGTTTGCCTGAAGAACAAGCTAAACAAATTATTGTTGAACTAAAACAAAAAAGGATTTTGGAAGAACAAACTGAGGAACAGGAAATTCTGATCGAGAATTTGAAGAAGCAAAATGAGCTTTTGAAGCAGCAAATCGAATTACTAAAAGAGCAAAACCAAATCCTCCAAAACCAACGGGATCTCTATAAGACTTTTGCTGAGGAAAAGGAAGCAGAGCTAAGAAGACAAAAAATCAGTGGCTTTTTAGGGAAAATAACATCTTTTACGTTAGGCACTATTGTCGGATCGGTTATATTGTTGATAGTATTAAAATGAAAGAAGAGTTATGATTTTGTCCTTGACAGAAATTGAGACTTGATTTAAAATATTTTATAAAGAAGGGCGCTGAGTGATGTATGGCTTTTTAAAAATGAAAAATCAAAAGAAGAACTTAAGAGGAGGTTAAAAAATGGCGCGAAGGACAAGACGTAAAAAGAGGACTACCAAAAGGACCAAAAGGGCTAAAAGGTCTTAAGATTTAATTTTATTTTAAAAACTCAGCGCCCTTCTGAATGATTGGAGGGTGAGATGGCTGATGAGGCAAAAGAAATAATAAATGCTTTAGGGTTAGATAAACCGATACCTTCTCAGACTATGGGGCCTATTTCCCCGGATGTTTTGCGGGCTGAAATGAGTGGGCCTGCTCCTGCTGGGTTGGATGCTCTTAAAGAAGGGATAATGGCTTTTATGTATATATTGGCTCAGACTGTAGCTACTACCCCTCCTTATGATGAATTAACTGAAGCTGCTTTAGACATTATGAAAAGGATAGGCAAAGTGATAGATGTGAACGAGGCTTTGATGAAGGCCCAAGTGGTATTAGGGGAATTAGGCAAGCCTGCTATAGGAGTTGTTAGTCCTACTGTTGGTCCTGTTCCAACTGGTGGGGCTGGGACTCCTACTTTAGAAGGAATTGAAGTATAAAAGGAGGTGTGAAGATGACTAAGAAGGCTAAAACCAAAATTTTTACTCCTGAAAAATACTCTGGAATTATATCAAGCAAATCGGCTCCTTTATCTGGAGGACAGATAGCTGGAAAAGATGAACCTCTTTATGAGAATTTTATTAAACCTTCTCGAGGAAAGAAGAGTAAATAACGGAGGGTTTTAAATGGAAGATAAAACTTTGAATTTGGATCAATTGGGTTTAAAAGCTTTGCAAAAGTTAATCGAAGAGATTCAATATGACGATGAATTGAGAGAAAAAATAAATCAACTTTTAAAAGATACGGAATACTATATTCCTGCTCCAAAAGAGAAAAAAGTAGAGGAAAAGATTAAAAGGGAAATTGAAAAAATAGAAGAAGAAAAAGAAGAGATCAAAACCAAACTGCAAGCTTTTGAAAACGAGAAGAAGCTTCAGAAGGCTTATGAGATCATGGCTAAATATGGAATCCCTCAGGATAAGCTAACGGAAATAGAGCAATATGCCCGAGAGAATGGGATAACTAAATGGGAAACAGCTTGCAAGCTTTATGCTTTAGAACAAAAACAATTGCAATCTTTGACTATTAATCAACCTCCTCAAAAGAAAAATAAAGACCTAATTGGTCGATACATAGGAGAGGAGGGTAAACAAAATCTAAAAGAAGATCTATTGCAAATTTATAGAAATATCGTAAATTATTAAAAAAAACATAAAGGAGGTGTAAGCGATGCCTATTTATCCATATGTAACTGATATTGGTGGAGGTTTTAGGGATAGTGCAGTTTTAACAAGATGGTTAAACGTAACTCGTCGAAACATATTGATGTATGCCTTGGCGCAGAATTTGCCCAAGGTTTCGGCTCTTTGCAAGTTGCTTTTGGAAAAGCAAGATAGTCAGCCATTCCAGCATGATTTTGTGATCTTCCCGGTATATGGTGGGCCTGATTCGGCCAATCAAACCAATATGCAACCTCGTTATATTGATTTCACTACTGGGACCTTTACCAAACAAGATTACTTTGTGGATGTTTTGTATGCCAAATTTACCCCCTCTGGCTTATATCAGACCTTTACGATTAACTTCTTTGAAGGGCTTATAATGGAAAGTCCGAACAACATTATTGATACGGTGCAATTGAAAATCGAGGAAGCGGTCAGACAGATGTTCTATGCTCTTCAAACTGATTTAATGGGTTCAAGGGGAACCGATGATAAAAAATTTTATGGAATAAAAGACGTTATTGATAACGGGATCAATCAGACTATTTTTGGAGGTTTAGATAGGTCCCAGTATCCTTGGTGGAACAGCCCGGTTTATAACTATCAAGATTTGGTTGGTAATGATACGAACCTTCCCATTTATGCAATAATCAACCGGGGAATTAACCTCTATTGGAATGAACACGGTAACGTTTATGGAATGCCCAGGGTTGCTTTTACGGATACGATGACTTTTACCAAAATAGCTGAAAGCTTTATGGCTTTTGAAAGGTATATGGTTGGAGATGTGAGAAGCATAGCTGATATTCGGGAATATAACATCCGAGGAATTGATATCGGTGGAGTAGCTATTTTCCCTGATCCATATTTGCAGTCGTATAAAGTTACAGTAGGAACTCAAACTGTTACTGTTGGTGATATTTACTTCATTAACTTTGATCATATTTTCTTCACTGGAGCAAGTCCAATAGAGTATTACATGCATGAGTGGTGGTCTGAAGTTGTTAACGGGAAATTGGCGTTTAGTTCATTGTGTTTAATTACGGGACAATTTTACACTGATCGGCCGAGAGCGCATTTTGTAATTAAGGGCGTACCTTCTTTATAATTTGATAATAGGAGGTGATAATGCCTCTTTTGTATAACCATTTGGATAGACCTATAAGGATAAAATTCGGATATGATAAGGAGTGGATAGAGATACCTGGAGAAAGCGAATTTGAATTACCTGATAATTACGCTTTGGTATTTTTTGGATGGGGGTTAACAACCGAGGCGCAATTGCAGGAATGTTATAATCGATTGCGGGTTTTAGGAAATGAACTGAAATATGAGGATTTTTTAAAAATACATGAAAGCTTGAACACAGGAAAAGTAGTAAGGTATGCAAAAAAGAAAATTGTCGAATAAGTTATGCCTACGGCGCTTGAATATTTTCAGAGGGTTTTTGATAGATACCCAGTAGCGTGGGATGAAGGACCGTTTTTGTATAGGCAACTAAATTTTGCCCGCAATCAGGTAGCTCGTGATTGCGATATAATAACCATTTTTCAACATACCGCCGATACTGATATCGTCTATCTGCCTAGAGCTTTTCTTGCAGTTAGGAAAGTTTATCTAAAAACGAATGATTCATCGATTATGTACGCTTTGAGATATAAAGCTGTTCCTTATTCCCCTGTTACAGAATGGCAAAGTTGGCCGGTTAATTATTATTTAGTTTATCCCAATGAAGTTCATATTTTACCAAGCAATTTTGAAAAACGGATAGATTGGTATTTTGAGATTCATTACGTGCCTAAATGCCAAGATCTGTCCAAACTTTCTGATGAGGAACAAGATCTTCCCGAACAAGTTTTCGAATTAGTAGTTCTTCAAGTCTGTATGAGACTTGCTGAAAATGATTTGCAATATGCAGCTAAACAATATTTTGAGAATGAGTATAAATTGTTACTTCTAAAAATACCTAGAGCGAGTTATTTACATGGCTAAACCGAAGACAGCTGTAAATATACATATTGACCGGAAATATGAAGGGCTTGGAACTTTAGCGTATATCGAAAGCCCCCTTCTGGGATTAGCTACTAATTTGGAGGACACTAAACGCGAGCCTTTTCATGCTTTAGAGATTTTTGCTTTGCCCGATTTGAAATATGGATGGATAAGTATTCCTCAATCAATATCTACTTCTTTGGCATCTATTAACCACAATCAAATAACCTCACCTGTAAAATATTTAGTAGGATGGTCCTCTGCTGTTTTATATATTTATAACCTTGAGGCTCAAAATATCCTTTACCAAAGGACTTTAGATGGCTCAATTTTAGCTGCGATTTTCATGAACGATATAACGGTAAGCTGTCTGGTACAAGGAGTAACCAATCCTTTGAAAGTGATTTTTTATACAACAAATACCTTGAAGGAATATCCTCGCAATGGAAATTGTTTGGCTTTTTTTAAAGCCCGGTTGTTTGTGGGAGAAGGGAAAGTTTTACATTTTTCTGGTCCTGCTATAACTGATCCAAATTTTACAGGTAATCCTTTTGATACCACAAACGGAGGCGGTTATTTAGTTCTGGATTATCCTCAAGTTTCTAAAATTTATTACTTATTGCCTTACGAAGATATGCTTTACATTTTCACAGATGGAGGGCTCTACATTTTAACCGTTTCTTTAGCCAGCAACGCTCCTTCTACTTTTTATATCCTCGATACAGGCATACGTTTTGATTTTTCAAAAGCAAAAATTTTACAAATAGGCGATTCAATCGTTATAATAACAAGCATTGGAATGTTTTTCTTATCTGGTATGAGTTTGGAACGTTTTGATTGGATAATAGCCGATCAGTTGCCTCTTCTCGATCATCAAAAAGCTGGAAGCGGATATTATCAAGGACAAGCTTTAATTTTCATTCCCTATGTAAATGAAAATAAAACCTTAGGCTACAGTAGAGAATACAACCACTTTTTCTTTTTGCCTTTCAAAGCAATTAATTGCGTCTTTACTTCAACCGGAAAAACTTATGATTTTTCTCAAACTAATTTGCAATTACTTTTTGCTAATTCAATTTATTATCCTTTTTCTTATTTGTCAGTTTCACATGATTACGGTCAAAACAGATTCAAATATATCAGAGAAGCATGGATAAATGGAAGAGGTAATTTTCAAATAAGTTACATTTACGACAATTACGGACTTTATCAAAGCATTTTTTATTCACAGATAGGTCCAGATTTAGCCAATTATAGAAGAAGTTTTGGACGGAAAGGTTATAAAATAGGGATTCAGATCAAATCTGATGAAAGTGGTAATTTTGCTTTTGTCAATAAGGTAAGTCTGAAGTTGCATTTACTTGGTCCTATTAATTATTTCTACTATACGGGATGAAGTTATGATTTATGTAAAGATTAACCGAAAATATTACGACAGTCTTGAAGATTGGATGTTTGATATGGACAAAGACCATTTGAATTTTCTCGATGTTTTACAATCTTTGTATAAAGCTTATACAAATTCGGAAAGGATATTGAGTTTGCCTTTATTAAGGCAGTTGATTAAAAAAGAGGAATGGGATGAGATAGCTTTATGGAATTATCGGATTCATTTGGATTTATATCAGATGATGGCTGATTTAGGCGCTCAGTTAACGCCTCCTATAGTAGTGATTCCTAAAATTTTGAAGGCTTCAAGTGAAGAAGATGCGGTTTATAAAGAATATTTGATGCATAAAGACATAGAGCAATTTTTAATTAATTTAGAAGGAGGATAAAAATGGGATTATTTGGAAGTAGTAAGAAGAAAAAGAAAGCTAAAAAGGCTGCAAAAAGTGCTCGAGATTTAGCTGCATATATAGCTCGTTTGAAAAGCATGACCCCAGCTACAGCAAAAGATGAAATGATTAAAAAGCTTTTAGGAGATTTGTTACCTAAAGTTAAGGGCGAAATATTTACTGAATATGCTAAGGTTTTTGAACCAGCCAAACAGAAAGGAGTTGAATTAGCTTCTACAATAGCAGGAACTCCTGCTGAAACATGGCAGCAGTATTTTGCTAAAAGGCATGAAGAAGCAACAGAAAGCAAAGTGAAAGAATTGACTCCTCAATATATAGAAAATTTAAGCAAATTTTTAGGTGAACTTTATAAACCAGATGTTGTAGTAACTTATGGTTTAGCTAAAACAGCTCCTTATTGGTTAAGCCGAGAATGGTACAAATCAAGAGCTCAAGTAAGGCAACAATTTGCTGATGTCCAAAAATCATATGCCGAATTGATTAAAAGCGTCCAGAATTATTTGAAGGAATTAGGATTAGAAGGAATAAACGCCGAGGATATTCTGGGGCAAATATGGAAAGTGTGAAAGAGTTACAAGAATTGATTAAATTTTGCGTTTTGTTAGATTGGTTTTACGTTGATGATGAAATGTTTTTAGTATGGTATTACACCAATAAAGGATTAGAAAAGGCTCAAACGTTGGAAGATTTTTTGGAATTTTTGGAAAAGCCCAAGGATACAGTATGGTTGCTTAAATGTTATGGAAGACCTAAATTATCAGTGTTTAAAGAATTAAAAAAGAAATTTAAAACAGAAGGTATAAAAGAAGTCAAATGGTTTAATAACTTTAGGGAGGTAAAAACATGGGAAAGGGCTTTGTAAGTTTTTTAAAAGATGTAGCAGGTATTTTAGGACCTATAGGAGCGATTGTTAGTGGGATTGTGAGTTTGTTAGGAATTTTAAAACCTCCTAAAATACCCAAGATTGAATTTCCTAAAGAGCTTTTTTCCCAACTTCATGCTCGGATTCAAACTTTAGCTCCTTTATCTGATGAGGCTAAAAAAATAGCAAGGCAAGCGTTAGAAAAATTCAGTCAAGGGGAATTGGATCCGAGGTACAGAGCTCAGCTTGATTTGTTGTATGCAAGGAAAAAGGCTGAAGCTTTAGCCATGTTACGAGCAAAGGGATTAAGAGGAAGCTCAATAGAGCAAGAAGTATTAAATCAGATTGACCAATGGTATCTGCAAAATTATTATGCTTTGTTGAATCAACAATTACAGGATGCTTTAACTACTGCTGGATTGGCTCAACAGGACATAAATGCTTTGCTTGATGAAATGAAAGCTTATGGAATAACTTGGGCAGGAATGGGAACGGCAATACAAACAGGAGCCCAAATAGCTACAGGAAGAACGTTAGGATTAGCTTACGGTTTGGAAAGTTTAGCTAAAGGATTAAAGGAATTAACTCAACCTAAATCGGGAGTCACTCAGGTTGGCACTACTCCGAGTTTAGATTTTGAAGATTTAAAAATAACTGAAGGATTAACTAAATAAGGAGTAAAGCGATGGATCCAAAAGATATAAATTTGCTTTTTCTGTCAGATGTTATAACTCATGTTCCCATAGAAGAAAATATTAAAACGATGAAAGCATTGGAATTATTAAAGACCCCCCCTTCTGTCTCATCCCCTACCTCAATAACTTCCAAAACAACTCCTAAACCTTTAATTATTTCCCGTCCTTCAGTTTCAGAAACCCAAAAACCAGAAAGACTATCTCCTACATGGTTAAATTTGTTGGTAAACCAAATAGCTGCTCAGTTAGATGTAAGTAATACTTGGCAGCAACTTTTTGAACAATTAAAACAAGCCTCTGATGCATTAAAAGAAGATTTAGAAAAAATAAGCAAAGAAATTCCAAATGTTTACAACGAAATAAAAGACAAATTAGAAGAACAAATTAAGATACAAAGTACTTTTTCAACTCAAAAATTGAATTTGTTACAGAAAGAAATTGATTTTCTTACGCAAGTTTACAAAAGTTTATTAAACCAAATGCCCAAAATAGAACCAGATCGAAAAACGCAACTTAGCAGAGAATTGGCTATAGCTTTAGGTAGTATTACAGCTTTGATTCATCCAAGTTATGCTCCATATTTTTACATGGCTATTCCGCAGATAGTTCAATATTGGCGAAATGAGGATATGGAAAACTTTGAAAATGCGATGAGAAAATTTGAAATGGCTGCTACTCTTGCAGGAACTAATTTGGAATTTTTGAATAACATTTTGGAAAGACAGATGAGGATTCTGGAAGAGAAAGAAAAACAAGCTTTATTGCCAACTACTTTAAGTCTTCAATGGTTAACCGAAAAATATAAAACTTATATGGATCTGTATACTAGCTTATGGCCTAAATATCTTGAAAACATCCATAAGCAAATAGCTAATGTTATTAAGCTTTTAGAAGCAAAAGAAAGAGAAAGGCATAATAGAGCTGAAGAAAGATTACGAGAGCAAGCTATACGTTTACAATCTGCAATAAAAGAAGAACTTAATAAAATCAGAGCAGAAGAATTGCAACTCAAAAAGGCAAAAGAATTAGCTCCTTGGTCTGTGCCAGGCAAAATCTTTGAAGTATTAACCAGAAAAGCTGGGGATCTTAATGATTTGTTGAAAATATTAGAAAGTTTTGAGAAAACCTCTCGCTCTGAATCTACTTCTTTATTTGATGTCATTGAAAATTTAAAAGAGGAATTAGAAGGCAAGGAAAGTAAGGGGGGAAAATAAGGAGTAAATAGGATGCCTCAGGAAAGTGGCATATTTTCTTCTTCTATCGAAAACAAGTGGCTTATTACACCAAAAGAACTTTTTCAACCTGTTTTAGGAAAAGAAGAAAAAAGCAGATTGCCTCAATTTCCTAAGATAGAGACTGTTAAAGAAAAACCCAAAAAAACTTCTTTCTTTTGGCAATTTGCTACTGATTTTGCTTTTACAGTTTTGCCTTTCTTCCTTCCTCAATTAGGTCTTCCTACCTTAGGTTTTAGAATTTTAGGAGCAGGAAGAGCAGCTGAAGCTGTAGCAAGTTTTTTAGCGGCTACTGATAAAATTAAAGCTTTTAGGCTTCTTAAACCTTTTGCTGAAGAATTTATAACTTCTCTTTCAGTTTTTGGAGGGCGCAAATTAGTAAGCCAATTTACCGAAAAGATTGAACCTGTCCCGCTTTTTGATTTATATCGTGATTATCTTTTGGGTCGATTTACTATAGGTGGTTTAGGAACAGGTATCAAAGGAACTTATCAATTATTGACTAAAGGAGCTCAAGGCAAATTACCTAAGCCTCCTAAAGAAGTAGACAAAGCTATAAAAGCTGCTTTTAAAAGCCTCTGGGGAATGTCAAAAGAAGCCTATGAGACTTTGTTAAAATTATGCAAAGGCTATCAACCCCAATTGCTTGAGGCTGTTGTTGCTCAAAAATGGTATTCTGTTTTAGATAATCCAGAGGTCAAAGATGAATTAGGACGATACATATCTTACGTTAGAAATAAAATCCACAAAGAAATAGATCAGTTAAATCCCAAAAGCCTTCCAAATATAAGCCAAGAAACCTTAAAAAACCTATCTGATCAAGTTTATTTGCGACTTTTACAAGATGATAACCTGCATAACGTCATAGTTGCCGCTTTTGGAGAAAAAGCAGGCCAACCAATAACTGAGTTTCAAGCCCCAGCTTTTCGAAAACTTTTTTGGGATGAAATAAAAACCGATCTAAAGGATCTTTGGGAAGAAACTAAAAGAAAATTCACTGAAAACGCATGGAATATCGTTAAAAGCGCCATTAAAAGAGCAAGAACTGCCGTTACTTCTGAGAAACTCGAAGCTTTAAAAGAGAAACAGCTTAATAGGTTAGCTCAGAGTTTCTTGAGAAGACTTTATGAAATGGAAGGAGCCTCAAAATATCGAAGCGGTAGGCTTCCAATTTTGGATTATCTTTTCCAACCTTTATTAGAACGATATGGCGATAATTTGGCGGAATTATTGACTGAAGGGTTAAAGGTCCAAGTTGATGCACGGAAATTGAAGCAAATAATAAAAGCTTTAGATAAATCCAGAGGACAAAGTACTTTTATGTTTTTGGAATCCTTAGGAAAATATGCTTATAAATACGGAACTGATTTTTCTGGCTTAATTGATCGGATTAAAGCCCTTTATAAAGCCGATTATAGGACTTTGCAAGAACTTTGGATAACCAAACATCAACCAATCGTTGAAGAATTCTTTGAACAATATATCCCTCGATTGGGTTTTAAACATCCTTTAAGATGGATAAAAGAAGCAAAACCTACAGACATCCTCGAACCTTTAGATATAGATCGTCTTTATTCAAAAGGCGTCTATCGCTTTATGACTCGTTATCATCCTCTTTCAGCAATTAAACCCCGTTTTTATAACAGTATTGAGGATGTTTTAGTTGCAGGAATCCCAAGGGTAATAATAAGGATTTTAAAGAAAAATCCTAATTTAATTACTGAAACCGAAAAATTAATCGAAACTGTAGCCAAAGAATTTGGTTTTACCGGTGGTTTGACTATTCCTAAATGGGTTGCTAATAAGTTTATCGTCCCTCAGTTTATACACAACTTGTACAATCACATCGATGAAGTCCTAAAACATCCTGAAATCGTTGCTAAACTTGCTGATCCGATGACCAAAAAGCAAACTTTTGGGATTTTTGATAAAACTGTCGAGATGACTCCTGGTATGCTTGATGCTTTAAAGGACTTCTTTATGGCAATAACAGGTCGAACAGCTGCTTTATGGCGAACTTCTAAAGTTTATTCCATTAACAGATTATGGAAACGGATCTTTTTATTCTTCTCGCCGTTCTTCCATGCTTCAGCATTAAGCCTTTCTGGTTTGGCTTTAGCTAACCAATACAAAATCAAAGGTTGGGATATAGTAGGCAGAGCTTATATAGATAGTTTGCGAGTAATGAGTCAGGGGTTAAGTTATCCTGAGTTTGGAGTAATGGCTAGAGAAGTGCTTAAAGCTATCAATGAATTAAGTCAAAAAGGATTCAAGATTCATGAAATTATCCTTTCTGGATGGAACGAAGGAGAAGCTTTATGGGGAAATTATTTAGCAACTGCTCGAAATATTATGTATGAATTATTACAGAGGGGGGATCAGCAAGCTCTTAAAGAAATAGCTAAAGATTTGGAAAGTTTTGGTAAAAAAGTAACGTTGGATAAAATTTTTAACGTCTTTCATGCAGGTGAAAGATGGCTTTGGGCTGGATATTATCAAGGTTTGAAATTAAGGACTGCTTATGCGTTAGTGAATGCTTATCGAAAAGGCTTAATGACTGCTGCAGATTTAGCGCAAAATTTGAACACAATTAACTATATCTACGGCGGCTTACATACTTGGTTTTATATCAATCCCAAAATGGCTCAACTTTACAGATTATTTCTCTTTGCTCCTGACTGGTATTTATCGCTCTTCCATAACTTCAGAACTTGGTTACATGGAGATGCTCCTTTAGTTATGAATTTCTTCCCGACTATTTTGCGGCTCAGGTTTTATTTAGCTGTTAACGCTAATTATGCTTTTAACGGTCAATCTCCTTGGGATAAATATGACTTAAAAGATCCAAAAGAATGGATGAGGTTGTTTTTGAAAGATTGGACTGAGCTTTTTAAGATTCATGTTCCCATAATTGATAGCAAAGGTCATTACAGATTGTTTACCTTTAACCTATTAGGTTTTGATATTGAACCTCTGGAAATGGTAGGGATTTTGCCTTTTACTCAGAATTTGTATAAAGCTTTAACGCATCCTACGTTGAGTGCTGATAGAAGAGTGCTTCAAACTATTTGGGGGACTTTTGATGAATGGTTGGGTTATTGGTTTAGGAAAGGGAGTATGCTTGTAAGGTTTTTTATCAAGTTATATGAAGCCACAAAGCCAAAAATGCCTACCGAAAGGGAAGAAGTTCCTACTCTTTCTGAAGTTTTTTGGAATCTCACTCAGAGTTTTGCTCCTCTTGCTTTTGTACAAAGCTTTGGAACGATCAGGTATCCTTATTATGCCGTTCCTAAATCAAGGAACTTTATGAGAATAGCAAGCTTCTTGAATATGTTTGGCTTAAAAACCCAAGTTCATGAAAAATTGACTGAATATATGTTTGAAAATAGGTTCCGAGAAAAGGCTGTTTCTGAGGTTTTGGATCAATGGTTAAGAGAATATAGGGAAATAAAAGAAGCGCAAAAAGAGGCAGGGTTAATCTCACCAAAGACTCAAGATGTTTATAAAAGCCTGATAGTTTCTTTAAGCCATGCTTATTACAATTACTACTTATATCCTTGGGTTGAACAGAATGCGCATAAGGATTTAAAAACTTTAAAAAGGGAAGGACGAGAGATTTTGGAATTGATGAAAGAAGATCTGGAAAAATCGGCGTTTCCTGATCGGATGAAGCGTGATATTTGGGCACGGATAAAGAGAACTTTTGATAAAGAATTGAGGGATATATATAGAGCAGTAGGTAAACGAGATTTACCTTTTATAATAGAGAAAAAAATACGTGAGGAGGGTAAATAATGGCTAGGAAACGAAAAGGCTCAGATATTTATAAAGATTTAATAACTTCTTTAAGTCGTTACGCAGATCGGGGGATTAAAATATTGGAATCGATGAAGGAAAAAGTGGAAAAATCGCCACTTCCTGAGCGGACGAAGCGTAATATTTTAGCACATATAGAGAGAACTTTGCGTAACAGGTTAAGAAGTAGAGGGGCAAAAAGATCAGGCAGAGCTCAGAAAACCGGTGCTTCTTGGTTGAGGAAGCATAATATTTAAGCGCGGATAAAAAGATTTACTTTTTATAAAAAATGTGAGGAGGTAAATAATGGCCAAAAATTGGAAAGATTTGGCTGAGGCTTTGAAAGATTTGGCAGAAGCTATTTTAGAGGAAGCGCGAAAGGCTTTCCAAGAAGGGGATATTGAAAAAGGGGTAATGTTAACCTCTGAGTTTAGAAAAACCATAAAAACCGCAGGAGATCTGAATATGATTGCTCAAGGAATGGGTGAATTAGAAGAAACTCCTGAAGAAGAGGACATCGAAAAAGCCTTAGGAATTGAAGAAGAACCTGAGAAAGTTGAGGAAGAACCCGAAGAAGAAGAATTCGAAGAAGAACTCGAAGAAGAGGAAGAACCTGAGGAAGACATCGAAGAAGAAGAAACAGAAGGGGGAGAAGAAAATGAATCTAATACAGGAGAAACTCTTTTATCTCTTGAACAAATACTTAGGGATTTATTAAAGAAAAAGATATAAGGAGGTATAAATGGCCGATATTAGAAAACAGAAAAGTGTGATCCAATCAAATTCCTCATCTAATAAGATTTCCAATTTTATGATCAACATTCTGCTTGGGATTTTAGCCAACATGAAATACTTTCTTTACATTTATTCCACTTCTTTATCGGCCTATTTGTTTTATGAAGCTATGCAAAAGAGCTTTTTGTATACTTTACCCGTTTTGGGTTTTTTAGCCATCAGTTATATTCCCATTTTCTGCCGGAGACGAAGTGAATAGAAACGAAAGAGAAACTTTAAAACTTATACAGCAATTTTACAGTTTGCTGGAAAGCGCTCATCCAGCTAAAAAGAGAATTATCGCTACAGAATTAGTTAAAAAATTTTTGCCTATTATGACCGGTAAAGGTTATCAGATCAATAGCAAATACGATACTGATGTCTTTACTCGAGCTAAATTGATAGGGGCTTTTATTATTCAAGAATATGGCAAAGTAGGTTTTAATATGCTGAAATATTTCATTAAATATCAAGAGCTATGTTAAAGGAATTGATTAAAAAATTCTGGACATGGTCACGGTTTTTGAGGATTAACTCAAAAGACTACGGACTTATCCGTTTTAGTCCAGAGAAGTGGTGGGGATCCCAAAAATGGTTATTGAAAGCTATTTATAACGCTGATGATGAGCAAAGAACTTTTGTAATTTTAAAAGCAAGACAATTAGGGATAACTTCTATTTGTAACGCTTTGACTCTTTTTTATCATCAATATATCCCAAATTCAAAAGGAGCTATATTTGTGGCTAATTATAACGATATTGATTACATACGTAGAACCATTCTGCATGATTTTTATGACATGATAGATGAAAAAGTAAGGGTAATGTTAACTCATAGTTCAAGAGAAGGTTTGAGATTTGCTAACAACTCAACGGTTCATTTTATTTACACAGCCAAAAGAATCACTGGTCAAGGAAAGGCTGGACGAGGTAGGGGTTATAATTATTTACATGCTACAGAAGTTGCTTATTTCAATTCCTGGGAAGATTTGAACGCCATTCAAGCTTCTTTATCGGATATTCATCCTCAAAGGCTGTATATTTACGAAAGTACGGCCAATGGTTATAACGAATTTTATGATCTATATGAATTAGCTAAAACTTCACCCTCTATGAAAGCTGTTTTCATTGGTTGGTGGACTAAAGAAACTTATCGATTGAACCCTAATAGTAACATTTACAAACATTATTCTTATCCCCCTAATTCTGAAGAAAAGGAATGGATCAAAACAGTTAAAAGGCTTTATGGTTATGAAATAACTATGGAGCAATTGGCTTGGTGGCGATATCAGATGTGGGATAAATATCGAGGGAATAAGATTTATGCTTTACAAGAATTGCCCTTTTTTGAAGATCAAGCCTTCCAACTTTCTGGAGATAGATTCTTTGATTCAGTAGTTTTGAGACAGTATGAAGAAGCCTTAAAGAAAGAACTTATTAATGGAACGATTAGAGAAAGATTTTATAGGCTTACTTATGATGTGGATAGGTTCATTTTTGAAGAAACAACTTCAGAAAAAGCCAATTTGACCATTTGGGAATATCCTTCAGTTTACAACGTTTATGTTATAGGGGCTGATCCTACTATGGCGGCTAATCCAGATAGTGATAATGCAGTTATTTCAGTTTGGAGATGCGAAGAGGATAAAATTGTTCAAGTAGCTGAATTGGTTGATAATCAGATCCCGCCTCAAATTTTTGCCCGTTATATCCTTTTGCTTGGCGGACTTTATAACGGAGCTTATGTGAATTTAGAAGTAACTGGGCCAGGTCAATCGACTTTAAAAGAATTTGATTATCTTAAAGCCCAAGGATGGGTTCCTGATGTTGTAATGGACGATATAACCAAAGAAGTTCTGCAAAATAATATCCGTTACATCAAAGATTATCTTTACTACCGAGCAGATAGTTTTAGAAGAAGCTTTTTGAGACATTGGAAAACCACTCCAGATCTGAAAGTGGATCTAATGCAGATGTTCCGAGGATGCGTAAATGAAAAAAAGACAATTATTCGATCCAAGGAGTTATTAAAAGAAATGGCTAAAGTGGTGAAAAACGGCTCAATAATAGAAGCTGAAAGCGGATTTCATGACGATAGGGTAATAGCTGCAGCTTTAGCCGTTGAATTTTGGATTAGATATATCAGAGGGAAAGTACATTCATTAAAGCAAAGTTTAACTTCAGGCCCAAAAATCCTCAGAGTCGGCAACGTGGTTATACCAATACGTTAAATAAGAATAATTTTGCCTCTTTTTTTCTTGAGTTCTTGCTTATCTTTTTCTGTTTCATAACGTGAAAGGATATAATTGCTCACTATTTTAGATTCTTCTACTTCAAAACAAGAAAGAAGCTCATCAAAAGTCATTTTTTCCCCTCTGAGGATGCCTTTCGTCTTTAAACGTTCAAAGGCTTCTTCAAGTTTTTTCCTCGTAAAAAATCGCTGGATTCTTCTGATAGCAATTGCCTCAGTTAAAACAAGAATACCTATGGGGAAAGGATTATGCAAAAAAGCAGGTTGACATAAACCATAAAGAATAGCCCACATTTTAGCCGTATCCTTGGAAAACTTTGAAAGAAAATACAGATAAAGCATCCTAACCTCACAAGCAAGATCCTGAAGAGAAGGCGGAATAAATGTTTTAGCATATTTAGATTTAAGTTTTTTAAAAAACGCAGCCTCTGCTTTTAAACTTTCCTTCAAAACCACGAAATCAACTAGATTAATACCAAACTCTTGTGCAATCTTCTGCAAAATTTCTTTAAAACTATGCTTCTGCTTAACATACTTAATAAACATCAAAGTTATCGCCGCATAAATAACATCATAAAGAGTTTGCAAAAAATGATTGCTTATTCCTTGTTTCTTCTTCATGCTGCAGCAAGTAAATAATTAAAAATTTTCCCACATTTTTCACAAATCATATAAGTAAAATCCTTATCTTTTATCTTGAAAGAAAAAATTTTTCTGGAAAAGAGTAGTGAAGAATTCCCGCAGAAAACACAATTCCTGAAATTAAGTTTAAAGATCTCATAAAAAGTCTTATTTTTCACAAGTTCCTCGAGTTCAGATAGTTTGTGTTTTTTTGAATCCAATATCTCTCCGGGTGGAATTTGATATTTCTCCCACAAATAACAGAATAACCAGATTAAGCCCGTTTCTAAAAGATAAGAAGCAGGTGGGAAAATGGTATTGAATAAATCTGATAAAATAGGTTTATGAAAAGGTTTTAAAAAAATATAAACGTTAATTCCGCAAGGCATTATACGAAAATGATCCTCATTAGAATACAGTGCTGCCGTAAGAACATATCGATCAATTGTAACTTCTTTTGCATTCACCCAAAAAACGATTTTCTTAACCATTAAAATTTTCTCATCTGCAAGGAATAATAAATTCTTTTCCTCATCTATTTCTTTTCCCGTAAAATCAACCCACCATCTATTTATATTAATTGGGTAAATTGGCTTGATTTTTATTTCTTCCATTTTTTCCATTTCTATCTTCCTAATAGTTCATTCATTTTTGTAATTTTTATAAATATTCTATGCTAATCCTACACCTTGGTGCTTTAACTGCGTATTGTTGCTTAAGCTCTTTAGGGATTTGGTATTCAGTTTGCCAATAAAGCTTTTGTTTGATTACGAATTTATCAATCACGTAGAATTTTTCAGTTTCATTTTTCTTAAGCATTTCAGTTTGGAGATCTTTAGGTATAGTAAAAGCCTCTTTGATTTTCTCGGTCAATTCTTCATATCTTTTAGCGTATTCTTCAAGCTCAGCTCTTTCTTTAAGCATATTCAGAAGCTCGGTATCTTCACGAAAAACGATTTTTTCAGCTCCCTGCATCTCAGTTAAACACATATGCTTGTATGGACAAGTAAGGCAAACAGAGAGATCGTCGGGCTTAACTTTCCATAACGGCTCAGGATAGGTTCGCTTTTCTACATGCTCGTTAATCTTCTTAGCTTTCTCTAAAATCTCTAAAGCACGCTCTTCATTTAAGGACATATGAATTTCTTTCCAAGAACCATCAAACCCCCTCAAAATAAAAATTCCATTCTCAATCTTCTCTCCTTGTTCCCGCATCATGTAAAGATACAAGTTGAGTTGGTGGTAGTACCCTCTGAAATAGAATTTATCTGCCTCCAAGAAATCTTCGGCCTTATTGAACTTTTTAAGGTTCCAACTTTCCATCGATTTTATTTCAATCGCATAAACTTTCCCGTCGCTGAGGATTTTCCCATCTATTTTCCCGCTGATTTGATAATCCCGTAAAAAGTAGGGAACTTGCTGATGGATGACCTCAAAACCCGCTTGCATTAGATCTATGATG